AAAGTAAGTTTGCGACCCCGGAATTTGAAAAGGTCGATTTGGTTTATTACTTTCATTCGGCTAGCGATTGGAGCGACCAAAAGGATATGAAGCGCACTAAAAACGGTTGGTTGGCGACCGTCCGCAATTTTATACGGGGGGACGTCGAAAAGAAAAAATTGCATTTGAAACCGGAATACCAAGCCCCGCAAAAACGGTTGAACGTGGCGGGCGCAATGGAATTTCTTAACAACGATTATTGATTATGGAAAATTTGCCGGAAACAGTAAATACGCAATCCGTGGCGTTGGCGATATGCAACCCAACGCCCGGTACAAAAGCAATCGACATACGCCGACAAATGTTGCAATTACCGGAGGTTGCCAAATCGTTATCCGGGGTCGAAAAGTACATTTTCGCCGCCTCAACGAAAATGCAAATTGCCGATATTGACAACGGTACGTTGATTGCGAAAACCGGGCAAATGTTCCGGTTTATTGCAATGGACGTCGGGTATATAATCCCGACCAATTCGGAAGATTGGGCGTACATTTGTACCCGGTTGTTGGATATACTCAAAAAATACTATTCGCAAATGACATTGGCGGATATTAAGTTGGCATTTGAGTTGGCGACAACCGGGGAATTGGACGACTATTTGCCGAAAGACAGTCAAGGCAATCCGGACAAAAAGCATTACCAACAGTTTAACGCCGATTATTTCGCAAAGATATTGAGCGCATACCGCCGGAAACAAAACGGGGTTATACATAAAGCGTATAAGGCATTGCCGGAGCCGAAAAAGGAATTGACACCGGAGGAAAAACGGTATTACCAAAATCAAACCGTCGCCCGATGTAGGGAGGTATTTTTGCAATACAAATATACCGGGCGGTTTGTGTTGGGGATTACTGACGGAATGTTAATTTATGATTGGTTGCGAAAGTTGGGTTTTGCCAATGAGGTTGCCGGAACCGAAGACAACCGCAAACAAGCATTTGCCCGATATATGCAACGTGTCGCCCGTGGGTTCGTCAACAAGTACGAGGCGTGCCACGTCCAACGTAAGGGAACCGACGCCCCGGAGTTGGATTTTATGGCGTATGAGATAGCGAGGGACAAAGAGATTGCCCGGACGTTTGACCGAATGATTGCCGACGAATTACAGATTGATAACTATTTAGATTTTTGGAAATGAACAAAATAACGATTGATTGTATTATTGGGATTGATCCCGGAAAAACCGGGGGGATTGCCGTTTGGCGTCCGAACCATAAAACCGAGGTAATAAAAATGCCGGGCGACCTTATGGAGTTGCGGCAATGGTTTGATTATATGAAAAGTATTTGCCGCCCGTTGGTATTCGTCGAAAAGGTTCAATTGCGCCCGGACGACGTGAACGACAACCCCGGTAAGGCGTTCCGGGTTCAAAAACTGTTATCCGAGTTCGAGAAACTGAAAACGATAATTGCCATGTGCGACGTACCGTTTGTTTTGGTACACCCCCAAAAATGGCAAAATGAATTGAAATTGCGGGTTAAGGGGGAGGAAAAGCCGGAGCGCAAAAAGCGATACCAACGAGCCGCCGCCGATTATTACCCCGATGTTAAGGCGACGTTGTGGAATGCCGACGCCCTTATGATAATGCACTTTGGACGGTACATTTTGCACAACAACCCCCGTTGGGTTTTGGAGAATTTGCCCGCCCCGATGCACGACCGTTTGTTTTAAGCCCCGTATTTCGATTATTTTGTTTGAATGGGTAAAAGTATGGCAGACGAAAACAAAAGCCCGCAAATCGAAAATCCGGCAAAAATAACGTTGGAAGAATTGGCGTACATGGTTAAACAGATGCGCCACAACCAACGGAGGTGCGAACGGAACCCAACGCCGGAAAAGATTGCAACCCGGACGGCATGGGAACAAAAAGTTGACGGCGTTATTGCCGTCTTAACAGATACGCAAATGAAATTATTTTGATTTTATCCCGGTACGCTTTGCGACGTATCGGGATTATTTTTTTACCCTAACACGAAAATAAAAGAAAAAAATTTTTGTAATTAAAATATTTACCGTAATTTTGTGGCATGAAATAACAACGACCGGGCGTTTTCCCGGAAAATAAAAACCGAGAGTATGGATACATTAGAAACAGCAAAACAGACAAAAACGGCTTATTTCATTGAGTACGTTTACCCAATCGACGCATACGGCAAACAGTCGTTTTATTTTCAGTTGGTACGAACCAAAGATTGTGCGATATTATACGCCAATGAAAATATAAATAATGTTTTTATAGCGTGTTGGAAAATGGATATTTCGCATAAAGACGTAACGATATGGTAACGGATGAATTGGGAGCCGTTCGCCATGCAATGACGGCAAAAGAGTTGGACGACCTGTATAAGCGTTTGGAAAACTTTATTGCCGATTGCACCCGGTCGGAGGTTGACGCCAACCGGGATGCGCTTAACAAGGTGCAAAGCATGATACACCAAAGAATGAGATTAACAAACAAATAAGTAGTAACCGCCGGGGGAAACCCCGGCATAAAAGAGCGAAAAAATGATTATCAAAAAGTTAGAATTGTCGAATTTCCAAGTAATTAAGGAATTCAACGCAGATTTTGAGGGTAATGTATATTTCATTACCGGGGACAATGAGTTGGGAAAATCCACGTTATTAAAGGCAATCGGGGCGTTGTTGACCGGGAACCGGGACGCCGTGTTGCGTAATGGCGAGGACAAAGGGTTTGCCAAAATGGTTGTCGGCGACGACGGCGAGGAATACGCCGTTGAATTGCGGTTTACCAAAGCCAATCCCCGTGGTACGTTATCAATCAAACAGAAAACAACCGGGATGCGGTCGGATAACGTAAGTATGTTGCAAAAGGTTTTCGGATATACGGATTTTGACGCCGTGGAGTTTTCCCGGTGGTCTGAAACCGCCGAGGGTCGCCGAAAGCAAGTGCAATACGTCCGGGCATTGTTGCCGGAGAATGTGCAAAAACGTATTGCCGAGATTGACGCCGAGGTTATGACCGTTAAGGAGAAAAGAAAGGACGCCAACGCCGAGGTCAAGACGTACACGACCATTTGCGCCGCCGCCGAAAAGCAGTTGAAACCGGGCGACGTCAAAACGTATGCCGAGAAAATCGACATTGCCGATTTAATGGAGGAACAAAACGAGAACGCCCGATTGATTGAGAAAGCGAAAACCGTGCGTACCGCATTGCAAACCCGGACGGAACAATTGGAGGCAATCCCCGGTCGTATCAAAGCCGCCGAGGAAACCAAGAATACAGAGATTGACGCCGCAATAAAGTATGAGGCGGAAGCCCAAGCCGAATACGACCGGATTGTTGCCGAGGCAAAAAAGGCATTGGAAGCGGCAAAGAAAAAGAGCAAAGCCGATGCGAAAGCCGCCGCCGACAAATACGACGAAACATTGGCGCAAATTAAAACGGATAAAGCCGATTACGAAACCCGCAAGAACAACGCCGCCGCATGGTTGGCAAAGTACGAGGAAAACAACCCGGAGAATTTGGATACAGCCGAACGCCTTAAACAAGCCGAGGAACACAACAAAATCAATGCGTTGGTTGTGGACTATCTGACGAAGAAAAAGCAAAAGGACGCCGCCGAAAAGGTCGCCCAAACCCACGAAAAAAAGTTGTCGGATTTGCTCAAAGAGCGGGAAGCTCTTATTGCGAAATCGGAATTGCCGATTGCCGGGTTGACGTTCACGGACGACGGGTTGGAGTTAAACGGTGTGCCGTTTGTCGCCGGGAAAGTGTCGGATAGTCAAATAATGGAGGTTGCCGCAAAATTGATTATCGCAAGCAATCCGACCGTTAAGGTATTCCGCATTGCGAGGGGCGAAAGTTTGGGCGCAAAACGTCTGCAATCCCTTATCGAATTAGCCCGGAAAGAAGGGTATCAAGGATTTATTGAGGAAGTCAAGCGAGGACAGGACGATTTGATTATTGAGGAATACAGCGAAACCGAGTAATTAACCGGGGCGTCGGTTCCCCGGCGTCCCTTAAACAAAACAATATGGAAGTTAAAGAAATGACAATTGCGGACGTGTTGAAAATGCCGTTGTTTTTTGAGAACGTGAAACGCCAATTAACGAGCCTTTGGAACGACCGGGAGAAAGCCCGTAAGGATGCGACCCGGAATAATACGAGGTTGCGGGCGCACGTTATCGACCATATGCACAATACCGGGCAGTGGGAACCGGGAAATTTCGTTATTCTTTTCGCAAAAGTGTTGGATAAGGTCGCAACCGGGTATTCGCAGAGCGAACGGGCGTTTATCCGTGCGGTTGGAATGACAGCGTTTAATATCACAATGCAAAAGTTAATCGACGATGAGAAAGCGAGAAATAACAGCAACGGGGACGATAAATAATAACGGCGGGTTGGCAATGTACATGGGCGAATTAAACGAATTTTTCAAGGGTTGGAAAGGTTCCCGGATAATTGCCCGGTTCATTGTTGCGTCGCCCGGTTCGTCCGAGGCTTTGAAAGGCTATTATTTCAACTATGTTGTACCCACGTTCCGACACGCCATTTGGGAGGCGGGCGAACGTCTTACGGAGGAACAAACGGAACGGAGGTTGCGGGAGTTTTCCCCAATTATGTACGTCGAGCGGGTCAACGAGGAAACCGGGAAATATTCCCACGAATTGCGCACCGTGGCGGAATTGTCGAACGCCGAGTTAATCGAGCATATCGAAACACTCAAAAAGATTGCCGCCGAGGAATACAACACGTATATTGACGACCCCCAAACGTTGTAAGGTATGTTTTGCAAGTGTAACGGAAAGCGTAAGAATTACCCGTTGGCGGGTTGGCGGATTATTCGCCACGAATACACGCCAAAGCATTACAGCCGGATAAAGTGTTTGCGTTGCGGGTGCGTTTGGATTACACGGGCAAAATATGTTGAGCAAACGCCCAACAACGACGGGCAAAAACGATTATTTTAACGAACAAAAAAGTAACGAGAGTATGAAATTTGAATTAAAAGACATTTGTTTTTTCGATTGCGAAACAACAGGAGTACCCGCAAAGGGTTTGAAATGGGATGCGGATTTTAACCAATTCCCGCACGTCGTACAATTGGCGTGGGCGTTCGGCGACAAAGAACGCAGTTTTATAATTAAGCCGGACAATTACGAGATACCGCCGGAAACAACCGCAATACACGGGATAACGACCGAACGGGCAATTGCCGAGGGTGTACCGTTTGCCGAGGTTATCGACGAATTTTTGACGGATGCCGCCGCCGCCCCGCTTGTATGTGCGCACAACATTTATTTCGATACGTTGATGTTGAAAGCGAACATTTTGCGTTATTGCGGCAAAGAGTATTACGACGCCAAAGCCGAGGACGCATTGCACAAGGGAAAGCGCATTGATACAATGATGAAAACTATTAAATTTGTCGGCGCATTGTATCAGAATGGCAAACCGGGAAAATTCCCCAAATTGGAGGAATTATTTGCAAAGTTGTTCCCCGGCGAAACATTCCCGGCGCACGACGCATTACAGGACGTTAAGGCATTACGCCGATGCGTCCCGGAATTGGTCGAATTGGGGATTATCGAGTTGAAGCAAAAGGAATACCCGGCGGAACAATTCAAAGCGAAATTTGAGCCGGAAAAGCCCAAAGACGGGCGAAATATTGAGTTCCACGACCCCAACCCGGTAACGCAACCAATAGGAACCGGAGAACCCGTACCGGAACCAATCCCGGAACCGAAGCCGGAACGCCCGGCGGTTCCATCAAATAGTAAGACACGGGAATTGTTGAACGAAAACGATTTTTAAATGAATTATAATTGGAGTTTAAAAGAAACCATATTTACTAAAAACAAAGGAACTGTTTTTAGCTGTTTTTCATGTGGCGGCGGTTCTACAATGGGATATAAGTTAGCCGGATTTGATGTTATTGGTTGCAATGAAATTGATAAGAATTTAATGGATTGTTATATTATCAATCATAATCCGAAATATCCATATTGCGAATCTATTCAAGAATTTAAGAAAAGAAATGACTTACCGATTGAATTGTATAATTTAGATATATTGGATGGTTCGCCCCCTTGTAGTAGCTTTACAACAAATGGCAAACGTGAAAAAAATTGGGGAAAATCTAAAAAATTTAGAGAGGGACAAAAAGAACAAATATTAGATAGGTTGTTTTTTGATTTTATTGATTTAGCAGAAAAATTACAACCTAAAATTGTTGTTGCTGAAAATGTAAAGGGATTGTTGCAAGGTGCAGCAATAAATTATGTTCGTGAAATATATGAATGTTTTGATAAAGCGGGGTATTATTGCCAACATTTTTTATTAAATGCAATAAAAATGGGAGTACCACAAGAAAGGGAACGAGTATTTTTTATTTGTTTGAGAAAAGATTTATCAGATAAATTTTTATATCAAAAAAATATGTTTGCTATGCTTCCATATATTGAAATGAATTTCAATGAAAAACCAATATTATTTTCTCAAATAAAAACAAATGAAATTCAATACCCACTTAATGAAACATTTCTAACATATTTAAGTTATGCAAAACCAACTGACCCCGATATGCGTAAGGCAATAAAACGAATGAAAGGTAAAGACAGTTTGTTTTCATATCGTTTTATCCATGATGATAAACCGTTATGGACGCTAACAAGCGGAAAGAGATTGATTGTGTTTAACGAGAAAAGATATTTGAACGATTTGGAGATTATACGTGGTGGTTCGTTCCCTACGGATTATAATTTTAATGGCAATTCTATTAATTATATTGTTGGTATGAGCGTTCCCCCAATAATGATGGCTAAAATTGCATTACAAATATATGAACAATGGTTATCTAAATTATAAAACCGATGCCGGGCGGGTTCCCGGCAACAAATAAATTATCAAAAAATGAGCGAGAAAAAAGAAACCGCAAACGTAATGCCGATACCGTCGGAAAAGTCGTTTGCATTATCGAAAGTCAAGATGTTAAAAGACGGCGGGTTGGATGTTCATTATGAAGTTACCGAAACAATCGGCAACGAAAGTTATACGAACAAATACCACGTCGAGAGCGCAAAGGACACACACCCCGATTTGCGGGAATGTTTCGACCGCTTGCGCCCAATCATGGGACGTATTTTCAATGTCACGTCCTTTTTGTCAATGGTCGAAACCGACGATTTTAAGGCGAACAAGAACCAAAAGGAGGTCGCCCGCAATTTCGCCGACGAAATGTTGAAAAACATTGAGGTTCGGGGCGTGTCCTATTCCGGTCAAGACGATAACGTTGGGGTCGTCCTTACGGGATTGTTCACGGTATCCAACAACCAAAAGACGGCGATAAATTCGCCCCGTCTGAAATTCAATACCGAAACGCTCGGTTTTGAGGAGGAATTGGAAGAAATCGTTGCGGACATTGAAAACGAGGTTTACGCATTTTTGTTCAAAGGCAAAAAGGCGCAATTGGAATTGTTCGGGGTTGACGGCGAACCCGCACCGGGTTTGGTCGCAGAACCGGAAAAGGAGGGCGGATTGTTCCCGGAGGTCGGCGACCCGGCTAACGAGGACGACCCGGAGGACGAAACGGCGGATATGTAAGCAATGGAGCCGATATTGCTAACAGACCGGGAAGAATACCAATTTGTAACCGATAGGGGGTTTTGCCCCCTATTGGATTACAAGCGGTTTACAATGGATATTCGGTTGCGTGTCGAAATCCAACGGGAATTGTTCGGGAATTGCGTTTTAGGACGTGGCGACATTCCCGTTGCCAACCAACGGTTTTTCCGGTGGGTTTGGGAGCATAAGCCGCACAGATGCGAGGAATGTTTAAAGCCGTTACGGAATTATTCCGCCGTTTATTGTTCGCATATATTGACCCGTGGAGCGTTTCCCGAAATGGCGCATGATGCAAGAAATATAAATATACTATGTTTTGAACATCATTCATGTTGGGAGAATGGGGATAAAACGAAAATGCGTATATATTCCGGCAATATGAGAATGATTGAATTAATGAAAAATGAGTATGCAAATTTGGAAAGATATTGAGGGTTACAAAGGACATTATCAAATTTCTAATTATGGCAATGTTCGTTCCTTAAAAAAGGATGCGTTTCTAATGAAAGGCGGATATTTGAAAGGATATAAAATAATTAGTTTATGGAAAAATGGAACCGGGAAAATGTTCCGTGTTCATCGTTTAGTTGCGGCGGCTTTTATCCCCAATCCCGAAAACAAACCATGTGTTGACCATATCGACGGCGACCGAGCCAATAACCATGCGGACAACTTGCGTTGGGTTACGGTTAAAGAAAATCAGAATAACCCAATAACAAAATCTAAATGGATTGGAAAAAAAGCGAAACCGCACCACGAAAAAGCGGTTGAGCAAATAAAAAACGGTATTGTTGTAAATGTATTTGTTAGCATACAAGAAGCCGCCCGAAAAGGCAATTTTTCGGCAACGGCAATTTGTAAGGTATGTAAAGGGAAAGGAAATTTGCATAAGGGTTATAAATGGAGATATAAAAAATGAGAACAAAAAAGAGAACGCCCGATTTTGGGGCAATTTCCCGGTCGTCAATCAAAAAAGACTTTCAGAGGGTACAAAGATACCCCGCCGAGGAAAAACGCCCGCAAATCGAAGAATTGCCAAAAATAAACGCCGAACGTCGCATTATTCATATATCCGAGGTTAGCGGGTACGCCAAATTTGCCCGTTATATTGTTGGTAAATTGGTACGACTGAAAGAAAAAGCGAACGTTGGCGGCAATTCATGGTATTGCGAGTTTGTACACGACGACGACCGGAAAGCCTTAAACATGGCGGCGGGTTGGTCTGATAATAAGAAATTGTATTTGTTGGATGGTATTAAATTCAAATAGTTATGAGTGTAAACAAAGTTACTTTATTAGGACATACCGGGAAAGCCCCGGATTTTAAGGAGTTCGACAATGGCGGTTGTGTTGCGACCTTTTCGTTGGCAACCACTAAACGGGGGTTTACGACAAAGGACGGGCGGCAAATCCCGGAGCGTACCGAGTGGCACAACATTGTGTTGCAAAATGGGTTGGCAAAGGTCGCCAATCAATACGTCAAAAAGGGCGATAAACTTTATATTGAGGGGGAATTAAGAACCCGGAGTTATGACGATGCGCAAGGCGTGAAACGGTATATTACCGAGATTGTCGCAACCGATATGGAAATGTTGACGCCAAAAGGAACCGGAGCCGGAACGCAAGCCCCGCCGCCGCCCGTGCCGGATGCACCCGCCCCCGACGGAACCGACGATTTACCGTTTTAATCTGTTTTAGTATGGGAGCGATAAACGGACGGGTTATTTACAGCCCAAAGGGAAAAGCCGGAGAATATGCCGAGAACGCCGCCAACTTTTACGTTGGTTGTTCCAACGGATGCACGTATTGTTATTTGCGCAAAGGGCGGGGCGCAAAGGTATTGGGAGGTAGTCGCCCGGAGTTGAAAAAGACGTTGCGGGAATATCCATACGCTTTGGATATTTTCAAAAACGAATTGTTGGCGCATAAGGAGGAATTGCAGAAAACGGGGTTATTCTTTTCGTTCACGACCGACCCGTTGTTGCCGGAAACGGAACGGTTGACCCGTCAAGCGGTCGGCGTATGCCAACGCCACGGCGTCCCGGTTAAGATATTGAGCAAATGCGCCGAGGGGTTGAACCGCTTCATTGATTTTGCCGAGGCGTCCGAGGGTTGGGACGTGTCCCGTATCGCTTTGGGCGCAACGTTGACAGGTTGCGACGAATTGGAGCCGAACGCCGACCCAAATATGATGCGGGTTAATGTGTTGGCACGGGCGAAACGCCACGGGTTCCGTACCTTTGCAAGTGTTGAACCAATCCCCGTGGGAATGTTTGACCGGGCATTTTCTGTAATTGCTTTGTCGTACCCCTTTGTTGACTTGTTTAAGATAGGATTACAAAGCGGTTGCAGATATACAAAGCGGGAAACATTGACGTTTTACAACGACGTGTTCGACTATTGGGAGGCGCACCCGGACAAAACACCCCGGATATATTGGAAAGATAGTTTTGTAAGAGCGTCCGGGATTGACCGGGAAACATTGCCCGGTTATTGTGTCCCGGCAAATTGGGATTTGTTCAATGAAAAGAAATGAAATAAGGGTTGAAATTCCCGCCGATTGTCGATTAGTTGGCGTAAGGACGGACCCGATAATAAAAAATGATTATGCAGTATAATAACAAAGATTATAAGCCGAAATTGCACGACCGTTGGCGTGCATTAACCGTTAAAAACCCGTATGCAACGCAGTTGGTAACGGCGGCGTATGAGGACAACGGAATTGTTTACGGAGAAAAATGTATTGAGGTACGCAGCAAAAACACGCCGTACCGGGGCGATTTAATGGTTTGTTCGTCTGCTAATCCCGTAATTGCGGGATATGAAAGCGGCGTTACTTTGGGATTGGTTGAATTGTACGACGTTAAGCCCGTCGCCGATTTTACCCCGGAAGATTGGGAGAATACCCGCATACCGCCCGAAAAACGTAAGTCAATAACAAAGGGGTTCGGTTGGATGATGCGGAACCCCCGCCGGGTTGTTGAGTTTCCAATTAAGGGGCAATTGGGTATCTATAATCTCGTATATACAAAAGGTTGTATTGTTGAATATCCTAAAGTTATGGTATTGGATAAAGAGGCATACAATAAAATAAAAGAAACGTATTAGTTTGTTATATTATGGTTTAATATTATCTTTGCAAAAAAAAGATGGAAAATTGGAAGTTTATAAACGCTAATTATGAAGTTTCAGACAAAGGTAATATAAAGTCTGTAAATTATCGGGGAACGGGTAAAAGTGCAATACGAAAACAATCTATTAGTAAAAACGGATATATGCGGGTAATATTATCAGATAATGGTAAAAACAAAACATATTTCGTTCATAGATTAGTTGCGGCGGCTTTCATTCCGAACCCGGACAATTTGCCGGAAATAGACCATATCGACGGCGACCGAGCCAATAACGATGCGACTAATTTACGTTGGTGTACGAGAAAGCAAAATTTGAATTATCAAAAAGCAATTAACAATAAACGTGAAACCATGAAGAAAGTAAATACATGGTTTAAGAAAACCGGAAAAGACAATCACAATGCAAAACCCGTTTATCAATATGATTTAGAGGGTAATTTTATAAAGAAATGGGATTGCATACATGATGCGCAAAGATGCGGTTTTAATCATGGGAATATTATTAGTTGCTGTAAGGGACGTTTAAAACATTATAAAAAATACATTTGGAAATATGAGTAAAAAACAAGTTGGAATTATCCGCAACAATGGCGACGTACATACGGCGCAAATTGGGTTCCATATCGGACGGGTTGGCGTATCTGTTTACGTCCGGGAATATTGGAAATATAAGAGTTGGTTTATTGTTCCCGGCGTGTCCGTGGATGCGGTCAACGGTTACGACCGTTACGTTGACATTGAGGCGAAAATATTGTTTGTCGGCATTGGCATACGGTTTATATGGATTAAAAGAAAGGTAAAACGATGAAAGCAAAGATTTTATTGTTATCTTTGGCAACGCTTTTGTTGGGGGCGTGTCAAAGCGAGAACGAACCAACGGAGGCATTTAATTTACTTCAAAAATCCGAGAACATGGAAGAAAGAAACGAGTTTGTAACGAATGCCACGGCGGCAATGATACAGATAAACGCCCCCCGGTATAATTGTGAGGTTGTCGAAATCGCATTAGCCGGGGGCGATAGGGTACGAATTTGCGTAAAAGGCGCAAAGGACGATTTGGACGCATTGTTTGACTATGTAAACGAAGCGGGCAAAGAATGAGAGTTAAGCAACCCGAACCGTTCGACCCAAACAGAGAGTACAAACCCGGCGAACGTTGCGTTTACCGGGGTATGGTATTGATTGCCGAGATATGGATGGCAGCGGATGCACGATTAGCCAACAACAACCCCGCAATATTTACGCAACGTTGCGTTCGCTGCAAAATCCAAAGGGAAGATTGCCCCGGAATAGGTAGGCAATGCGATAAGTACAACAGAACCGACCGAAAAACGATATTTTGGCGGTTGGCATATCCGAAAACAGTAAGAACGAATAAAAAATTAGAGCATGACAGAAAGTAAGTTAAACCCGTTTGATGCGGAATTGTTGGTTATGATTGGCGTTATTGCCAAAAGCCAACCGGAGGTCGAGGAAAAACCCGACCGTTACGAAATCACGGTTGACACAACCGAGATACAAGGAAACGCAATTGAAGTACTAAAACAGGCAGTCGCCGGACGATTGGGGAAACGCTTGTTAGTTACCCACACGTTAGACGCCGCCGTTGTTTTCAACGTCGAGTACGACCCGACGGAATACCCGGAACAAATCCGCACCCGGTTAGTTGAGCCGGACGCCACGGCGGGAACCCGATATTGCCGCACGTTGTTAGAAGTTGACGCAATACAGGTACGCCGGGACAATTTGGACGACCTGTTGAGATTTACCGGAGGCGGAACCATGACGATACCGAGAACCCTAAACGGGCGGGCGGTTTATTCGTTCCCGGACGGCAACGGCATTTTCATTGACGCCCCGGAAACGTACTACATTGTCCGGGAACCGGACGGACGATTGACAACCCGCCCGGAAAGAGAGTTTAACCGGGAGTTTGAGCCGAAAGGCGTAAGCGTACCGAAAGAACCCGGCGATAAGGGATGCGGGAATTGCGCCAACTTTACAAACGAGGATGTCAACGGGAACGGTTATTGCGAGGCGTTCAAATGCGAACAATCGTGCGGCGTTATGCCGTGCCAAGAGTACAAACCTAAAAATCAATAAAGCGATGAACAAAAGAGAAAAATTTTTGAAAGAGATTGCCGAGGTTATCAACCGTAATTCTTTGGAGGCGCATTTTAACGATACCCCGGATTACATATTGGCGGAAGTAGCAGTTGAAGCAATGGAGAATTTCGCCGAAGCGTCCGCACGGAGGGACAATTGGCACGGGTTCAAAGAAGCCGATAAGCCGGGCGAGGTTGTGCGGAATGAGGATTGCGACAATTGCCCGGTTCGGGGGATTTGCCCGGAGCATAAGAAGCCGGAGGCGTTCGACGTCCCAAAGGAGGTGCGAGCAATGGCGGAATTTTTCGGCAAGATGTTCCCCGGTTCCAAAGTAGAAATACACCGGGTCGAAATGCCGAAAAGGAACCCACGGGATAAACGCCGGGCAAAGAACAAAAGGAAAGGGGGCAACAATGGGAAAAAGTAATTGCCCCGGACAATCGAAGCCCGAAAAGATATGCGGAACGTGTCGATATTTTAACCCGGAATATCCGATAAACGGGAAACCCCGCCCGGTATGTTTAGCGTTGAAAGAAACCAAAGACGGGCATACGTATAAAATCACATTAGGAGTTGAACCGCATTTTCATTGCTCAAACGGAAAGTATGAAAATGGAATAGGACGATAGAGCAATAGCCCCGGAAACAAAGCTGGGGTTTTGCCGTTTATATGTGAGAGAGAACAAACGGTCGGCAATGTACCGAAAAAGCCGTAAATTTGCCCCGTGGTTAAAAGATAACCACCGAGATATAGAAAGTATTGAATAAGACAATAAAGCCTCTTAAAATGGAAATTCCGTGCAAATAACTTGCAAAAGGGTCAGCAACGTTTTAAGGAGGTAAACAGGGGAAAGGATAAAGCCCGGAACGAAAGAACAAAGGCAAAGGAGCCGATAAGGAACCAAGCCAAAGGACGAAAAGGCGTAAAAGGCAGATTTTGACCCCTGTTTGACATTAAAAGAGGTTAGACGATGAAAAAGAGAAAGAAGCCATTAGGCTACAACAAACGTTCCGAGGAACAACGAATTTATGACATTCGGTTTTGTGCCGATTTATTTTTGCGTGGTTATTCGTACCGGGAAATTGCGGACGCATTGAACCGGGATTTGTCCGCCCGTGGAATGGGTTATACAATAACCTTTCAAATGGTTTATTACGATTTGCAACAATGCCTTATCGAATGGAAGCGGGAACGGTTGGATACAATCGACGAATATGTTACGCAGGAATTGCGCAAGTTGGATAAAATGGAGCAACAAGCGTGGGAGGCGTGGGAGGTATCCAAAACCGGAAAGCAGCGCACCAAAGAGAAAACCAACCGGGGGCGTCCTATCAAAACGGATGCGACCGACGGCGACCCGGAATATTACGGGTATGACGAAACGACCGTTGAAACGTCGGCGGGCAATCCCCGGTTTTTGGACTTGCTGTTGAACATTCAACAACGCCGGGCAAAGATGTTGGGATTTGATGCACCCGTTAAAATCGAGATACCCGGATACAACGCCGGGACGGACGACGATAAACCGAAATACGATGTTAAGGCAATCCCGGACGACCTGTTGTTTGCCGTCGCCGACAAATTGCAGTCCGCCGAATTTCAAAAGACAATCGCCGAGAAAGGAGGGGCGCAATAATGGCAAAGCGAATGAATGTTGTTAAACAGGTTGTAACCAAAACGAACCATTATTGCGGGGATTGCGGACACGGTGTTTGGTATTTCGACCATGAGAATTTAGATTTTGCAAATAGATTGCCGATTTGTTGCCGTTGTCCGTTTACCCCGAACCGTTCCCGGATAAGGAGCAAAACGGCGTGTTTGAATTGGATACCGAAAAAGCCCGGCGAATTGATAGTTACACCCGATAAAATTGTACGACCATGAGCAACGAGGAATTATTGAAGATGTACGAGGCAATCAAGGCAGACCCCGGCGAATTGGTGCGAACCGCCGCCCGTAAACGTCTTATCAACTTTGCCCGGTATATGCAACCGGATTTGGTATTGGAACCGTTTCATGTTGTATATTATACCCTGTTGGATATGTTTGCGCATGGCAAAATACGAAAGATGATTGTACAACAGCCGCCGCAACATGGCAAATCGGAGGGGTCAAGCCGCAAATTACCCGCATTTATGTTGGGGTTAGACCCCGACCGCAAAATATGTATCGGTTCGTATGCGGCGACAATCGCACGGGATTTTAACCGGGACGTTCAACGAATAATCGACACGCCCCGGTATCGTGAATTATTCCCCGGCACGTACTTAAATGGGTCGAACGTCGTAACAATGGCGAATACCTATTTGCGCAATTCCGATGTTATCGAAATGGTCGGGCGTAAGGGGTCGTTGCGTGTCGTCGGTCGTGGCGGTTCGCTGACGTCTAAAACCGTGGACGTTTCGATATTGGACGACGTGTATAAAGATTACGCCGAGGGTAACAGCCCGATAGTACGGGCGGCGGCGTGGAAATGGTACACGACCGTTGTACGCACCCGTTTACACAATGATAGTCAAGAATTGATTGTATTTACCCGTTGGCACGACGACGATTTGATAGGGCGCATTGAAAAGAGCGGCGAAACGATTATTGATGTTAAGTGTTGGGCGGATTTGGAGGACGTAACGCCGGGGGCGTGGGTGCGCATAAACTTTGAGGGGTTGAAAACCGGGGAACCGACCGAGATAGACCCACGGGAACCGGGGGCGGCATTATGGGAAAGCCGACACAGTAAGCAAAAGTTGGAAGCGCAAAAGGCATTAGACCCGGTGCAATTTCAATGCCTGTATCAAGGCAACCCCGGTTCCGCCGAGGGTCGATTGTACCAACCTTTCAAAACGTGGGTCGAAAAATCCGATTACGGCACGTACATTCGTTCCGGCGCATACATTGACGTTGCCGACGAGGGCGACGACCTGTTGTTTGCCGCAACATATGACGTATATAAGTCCGACAATCTGTTTTTCAACGAGAAAACAAAGCGCATGGAGCCGATATTGTTTGCCCTTATTACAGATATGGAAATGACGGACGAAAATACGGACGTTACAACCGTAACCGTCCCGGCGATGATTAACCGGAACGGGACGCAAAAAGCGTGGGTTGAGAGCAACAACGGTGGTGCGGGTTACGAAAAGGTTATCAAAAAGAAAGTCCGGGCGATTACCGACCCGTTTTATCAAGGGGGCAACAAGGAAAGCCGGATAATAACAGCGTCCGCAATGGTTAATCAACATATAATTATGCCGTTCGGTTGGGAAACCCGGTACAAAGCCGTTTACGACCATGTAACCGGATTTTTGCGCAATTTCGGAGCCAATACGCACGACGACCCGGAGGACGGATTGACCGGGATATATGAAAAGGAGATTGCGGACGGCAATATACAGCCATACGCACACGCAAACCGAGGCGTAAGACGACGCAATTAGCAATATTTTTGAGATATGCAAGATTATCCGGGAAAAAGTTTATAACTTTGTAACCGAAACGAGAGGGCAAAGGGACAGCCCCGGAGAAAGTAATAATATTTTTAACGTTAAAAACAAAGAAGTATGATTTGTAAATGTCCGGCGGGGGAGGCGTTGCCCGATGTACCCGCAATTAAGTGTTCGGAAAGTTTCGGACAGGTTCAGAAAGTGGCTTTTCAACGTCTTATGAAAGACAACGGAAGCAAAAACAGTTTTACGAGTGAAAAAGCGATTACGGCGTTAGCGTCATGGATGCCCCTATTATCGGCGGCGGATAGCACGAAAATAGTTGTTTCGCCGTATATCCAAGCCCCGACCGCCGAGGCGGGAGCCGCCCGCACCTTTGGAGGCGGTAACGAAACGTTAGGAGGCGTCGAAGAGATTATTGGACGTGAACCAACCCCGTTTACCGGAGTTATCCGCAAAGCCCCGCAGGCGGTTATCAAGGCATTAAAGGAAATGCAATGCGAAAGTTGGGGCGACAATTTGGGTATCTTCATTTTCGACGAAAACGGCGCAATTGGAGCCATTAAGGACGCCACAACGGAGGGTACATTTTACCCGATACCGATACGTTCGTTGTTTATCGGCGATAAGACGTTGGGCGGATTGGAAGCCCCGGACAGCAACGCAATACAATGGTCGTTTTTGCCGAATTGGTCGGACGATTTGGCGATTGTTGCCCCGACGTTTAACCCGCTTACGGATTTGAAAACCGCATAAGCGTAATGACGGCGAAAGTTACAAAGGTCGTGTTGGAGTGTCCGACCCTTAACACGACCGAAGAATTTGAGATTAACCACGCCGAACGCCTGTTGCGGATGCCTAACAATGGCGGTTGGCAGTTGCCCGAAAAAACACCTTTTGAATTTAGCAAAGAAAATGGGATTAGATATAAAACGCATAAGAAAGGAAATAACGGAACCGAGGAAAAAGGCGACGATAAATAAAGCGGTCATACACCAAAACCGCATTAAATTTCACGCCCAAACCAACGTAACGCCCTTAATGTGTTTACCCACGACCGATTTTTTGGCATGGGTTCAAAATCTTATCCCGCACGATAAATTTAAAATCTTCAAAACATTGTTCCGTTACCCCGTTCGTACCAACGAGGTAACGGGCATTTGTTTTGATAAGTTAAGCCGTATTTTCGACGGTCGTAACCCGGCGTTCAACTATCAATTTCAAAACACGGAACAACGGGACGATTGGGAGTATTACCGCCAAGATGTATTAAAGGAGCCGGAAATTTGGAATACAAAAGGTTGGGAGTTTTTCAAGACGGAAATAAACAGCGTCTTAATAGTTGATTTGCCCGCCGAGCAAAACCCCGCCGACCGATACCCGACCCCGTATTTTTATTGGCTACCTATCGAAAGCGTCATAACCTTTGAGGCAAACCGGACAACCGGGGTTATGGATTGGATAATTTTTCGCCAACCCGATAAACGTATTGCAGTTATTGACGATGAACGATACAGAGTATTTGCAGAGGACAACGGCGGCAACATAGGCGAATTATTGGTTGATAACCCACACGATTTGCGCTATTGCCCCGCCCGTTTCTTTTGGAACGAGCCAATGAATTTGCGAGAACCGGACGTTAAACAATCCCCGCTAACAAAAGAATTGGAGGCGTTGGATTGGTTTTTGTTTTTCCATATATCGAAGCGGCATTTGGATATGTACGGGGCCTACCCGATATATTCCGGTTACGAACAATCGTGCGATTTTACAAACGCCGAAAACGGCGATTATTGCGACGGTGGATTTTTGAAAGACAAACAAGGGTATTACAGGTTAGACCAAGCCGGGTTATTGATGCGTTGCCCCAAGTGCGGCGACAAACGGATTACCGGGGCGGGTTCCTTTGTTGAAATACCGATACCGGACGGGGACAAACAACCCGATTTGCGGAACCCGGTACAAATGTTGACCGTTGACCGTACAAGCCTGGATTATAACGTTGAGGAAGAAAAGCGATTGCGGGAAAACATTATTACCGCCGTCGTCGGACAAAACGAGGAAGTAACCCAACGGGAGGCATTCAACGAACAACAGGTTAAAGCCGCATTTGAGAGCCAAAGCACGGTATTAAACCGAGTGAAAAAAGGCTTTGAAGCCGCCCAACAGTTCGTCGATGAAACGGTTTGCCGATTGCGATACGGCAATATGTTCGTATCTGCAAAAGTCAATTACGGCACGGAGTTCTATTTGTACGACGCAAGCGAGTTGCGGAACCGTTATAAGTTGGCAAAGGAAAGCGGCACAAGTGAGGCAGAATTGGACGCCCTACAAAATCAGATTATCGAAACGGAGTACCGGAACAACCCAACCCAATTGCAACGTATGTTGATATTGGCAGAGTTGGAGCCGTACCGCCATTTGACCCGGAACGAGGTATTGGATTTGTACGGGCGTAACTTAATCCCGGAGAATGAATTGCGTATAAAGTTGAATTTCGCTAACTTTGTCCGTAGGTTTGAACGGGAGAATACAAACATTTTGGAATTTGGAACGCAAATACCATTCAACCAAAAGATTTCAGTAATAACAAGTAAATTTAACGAGTATGCGAGTGAAAACAGCAACTGAGGGTAAAACAAAGGACGTCGCAATTACCGACGTCACCCCCGAAAACTACATTGTACCGAGCAACGAACAACATTTGTATCATTGCGTTATTGAGATACGCAAGTTTGACAGCGAAACGGGCAAACGCTTGTCCGTTCCCCGTATCCAAAAGTTCGGCAAAAAGTCCTTTGAAAACGGCATTTTGGACGCACTGAAAAAACAGGGTTACACGATTACCGTATTGCACGACCCCAACGAGTACGTCAAGGCGCAAGCCGAGGAAAAAGCGGCACGAACCGCCGCACAGCAGAAAGCCGCCGAGGAAAAAGCCGCCGCCGATGCAAAGGCAAAGGCAGAAGCCGAGGAAAAAGCCGCCGCCGATGCAAAGGCAAAGGCAGAAGCCGAGGACAAACCCGGAGCGAAAAAGTAACAGAGTATTAAACAATTAAAAAATACGATTATGGCACAGATTGCACAGCAGGACAATTTGGTTATTGAAGTAACAACAACCGCCGCCGCATTGGATGGCGACACAAAGAAAAAGTTGATTGAATGTATTGAGGGCGGAACAATTGCCGACGTCATTTTGGTAACAAAAGAGGTTGAAAAGAAAATCAGCCATGCACGTGTTGTTAGTTGGTTGGTTGACACAACCGGGGATTCCCCAAAATACACAATTGATATTATTGACGCAAACAGCGGAACAGTAGTAACAATCGAACTTAATTAATTCAAAGGGTAAGAATATTATGTTGACGAGAGAAATTTTAATTGCAAATGCGGCTTTGTCCGGTTTGACGGACGAACAAATTGCGGCAATTACAACATTGTCCACCAACGACGAAAATAGCGTTATTGCCAAAAAGACGGGCGAAATTTACGGCGGATTGGATGCCGATATTTTGGCAGCGTCCGGTATCGCAAAGAACGGAACCGAAAAGACGTTTGATTACGCAAAACGTGTGGTTGATGAGTTCAAAACCAAAGCGGAAAGCGCAAGCGCATTGCAAACCCAAATCGACAGTCTGACGAAAGAAAAGGCACGTTTGGAAAAGGCAATTGCCGACGGTGCGACCGATGCGGAAACGGCAAAGGCGTTGAAACAGGCGAAAGCCGATTTGACGGCGGTAACAACGCAGTTTAACGACCTCAAAAGCAAGTACGATGAAGCCGAAAAGAAATTCCAAACGGAGTTGTTCGGCGTTCGTATCGAGGGGGCATTGCAGACCGCAACCGCCGGGTTGAAATTCAAACCGGGATTGCCCGAAAGCGCAACAAAGGTTTTGTTAGCGCAAGCAATCGACAAAATTAAGGGTATGAACCCCGAATATATCGACGACGGAAAAGGCGGTAAAATCCTTGCTTTTAAGGACGAAAGCGGCGCAATTATGCGTAACCCGAACAATCAGTTGAACCCGTACACCCCCGGCGACCTGTTGGCAAAGGAATTGGAAACAATGGGTATTTTGGATAAGGGACGCCAAGCCGGAGGCGGCGGAACGGTTCCCCCGGCGGGCGGTTCCGGCGGTGGTGGCGGAACAACCATTGACATAACGGGCGCAAAAACCCGTGTCGAGGCTTACGAAGCAATCGCCGCAAACCTTATGGCGCAGGGTTTAACGGCGGGTTCCGAAAAGTTCGACGCCGCAATGAAACAGGCATGGCAGGACAACAATATTGCCGCATTGCCGGAAAAGTAAACAATCACGGGTAAAGGGTAAACCCGCATTTAATAACAATTAAATTTTTAACATTATGTCATTAGTAGCAACAAGATTGCAAAATTGGCGGATTGAAAACCCGGAATTGGACCGTAATATGACCCGCCTGTGTGAGTATGGCGCATTGGATTTTTTCATTGAGCAAACCAACGCTCCATCCTCAATCATTAACCCCAATTTGCGTGACCGTGCGTTTGCGTCCATTGGTAACACGGTACAAGTACCCGTTATCAATTACGACGGCAATGTACAGGTTAGCAATGTCCGTTCGTGCGTTATCGCTGACGATGAAAATACATCCGCATTGGTAACGGTTGTTTGGGCGACTTATGCCATTGGCTTTACAATGGTTCCCGCCGCCTACATGAACAACGAAATTTCCTACGAACACGACTTTTTGCGCAAAATGGAAAAGACGTGCCGGGCTTTGGCGGACAAATTGGACGTCGGAGCCGTTGCCGCATTGGAGGCAAACAAAACACAGATGTTCAAAACGTTGCTTAACTACAATAAGGAGGGCAACGTGGTACAGGTTCCAACCCAAATGGCGACCGAGATTTTGGGCGATATTAACCCGATTATGCGGGCTAACTGTTACCCGGAATATATCCACATTATCGCCAACGCCGGGGTTGATAGCCTTATCCGTAAACTTGCGCAACATGGCGTTTACAACGACGTAAACAAGCGCATGGAGTACGACAACAAGGTTTTGCACTACACGAACAACGTAACCGACGAAGCGGGCAAAATGGGAACCATGTTTGCCGTTGCTGACGGTAATGTTGGTATCCTTACCCGTGTTGATCGTGAGGCATTGCGCCGCACCCGTGCGAATTTCCACGAATGGGACGTTGTACGTTTGCCGTACATTGATTTGCCCGTTGGTTCGCACTATTACACCGCCGTTGGCGACCAGTCCGCAATCATGGGCGCCGCAACCGCCGATTTGACGTGCGCCGTTAAGGAGTATTTCGGATTTTCCGTTGACGTGGCGTATATGGTTGCTTACAACAGCAACCCGAATACTGTGGCAAACCCGATTATCAAAGCCGAGATTGCCGCCCGCAATCCAAACGAACCGTTGGGTATGCCTGTATATGTAACCAACGCCGGGGAATTTCCCGCCGGAGGTGCGGGCGCATAACGCCGGAGCATAACGAATTGTTAAACCGAGGGGACGGGGTGGTTATCCCCGCCCCCTTATTTATTTCAAACGCAGATGTATCGATTAAAAGAAATACAGGACGCATTATTGCACGTCGTCGGGTGGGAACAATCATACGACCCGGCAAAGGCGATAGACGACAATTTAACGCAGACGGAAAGCGGTTTGACGTTTCAAGGTGCGCACCCCCTTGTTACTTTGGATAATGTCCGGGCAATCGTCCCGGATGATTTCGTTTTTCAATATCCGGTTTGGAATATGATACCGGAATACAAAGCCGGGGCAAAGGTTCGCCACAACAACAAAGTTTGGATTGCCGCACGGGACAACCAAAACGAGGAACCGACCGAAAGCGATTTTAACGACGATTACAACGACGATTACGGCAACCCATATTGGCAACCGTACAATTTCATTTCCGATTATTTGGAGCGGTTGACCCGTAACGGTATTGCGCAAATGGTACAAACATTCACGCAAATAAAGGGATTGGATAAGGAAACAAAGAACCTATTGGAACGGCGCACGTTCTTTGACGGTGCGGGACGTATCCGGGCGACGTTGCCGAATAATCATAAGTTAGTCGGGTTTGAAATTGTCCCGGTTCGTTCTATGGGCGTAACAATGAAAATCGAACAAATCGGGTTGCAAATGACGGGCGCAACCGGGGTTGTTCGTATGTATCTTTTCCATTCGTCCCAAATTGACCCGATAAAGACGTTTGATTTGAATTTTACGCAGACAAACGGCGGTTTTCAATGGTTCCCGTTGAAAGATTGTTATTTGCCGTATATCAGTACCGGAAACAACGCCGGGGGGTCGTGGTTCCTTTGTTACAACCAAAACGATTTGCCCGCCGGGATGCAGGCAATTAACATGACAAAGGATTGGAGCCGGGAGCCGTGCGGGACGTGTACGGGTTACGTTGATTTGGAGCGTTGGCGGGAAATAACCAAGTATTTACAGGTATCCCCGTTTATGATGAACGCCCCGGAAACATTCGACGAATACCCGGAGTTGTGGGATATTGCGTTGACGATGTACACCAATACGCAGAATTACGGGTTGAATTGCGAAATAACCGTTGGTTGCGACCTAACGGATTTTATCATTAAGGAAAGGCAAATTTTCCAAACGGTTATCCAACGACAGGTCGCCGCAATCATGTTGCGCACGTTGGCAATGAACCCCGATGTTAAGGTAAACCGGAACCAAGTAAACGCAACCCGGTTGGAAATTCTTTACGAATTGGACGGCAACGTTGAGGGTCGCCCCGGCGGTTTGGGTTATGACCTTAAAAAAGCATACGAGGCGTTGCGGTTGGATACGCAGGATATCGACCGTATTTGCCTTACTTGTAATAACCACGGTGTAAAATACCGGACAACGTAAGATTATGGCGGGGTTAAAGTCAATACAGGATTTACGCAACCGGGTTGCCACGTTCAACAACGGGTTATCGTCCGGCGCATACATTCAACAAATCATTTGGGACAATGATGCCTATATTGTTGATATGAATGCCGAGGAACAATTGTTTGAACAAGGTATTAACCGTTTGGGCGTGGATATTATGGATTACGCCCCGTATTCGCCGTTGACGATAGCCATAAAGGAGGAAAAGGGACAACCGACAAACCGGGTAACGTTACGGGATACCGGGGATTTTGAAGCGTCGTTTTTTTTGGAAGTCGGCGACAAACAGTTTGAAATAAAAGCGTCGGATTTCAAAACGGAGGACTTAATAAAAAAGTACGGGCGGCAAATATTGGGATTGACGGACGAAAATATTGCGGCGTTGATTTGGCAATATATATTCCCGGACTTAATGAAAAAAGCAAAAAACGTATTATATGGCAACGAATAAGAGAACAACCCCTATAATTCCCAACCCGGTTTTAATCGACCGGGTTTTGGGGA